TTTAGTCAAAGGTATGCAGATCCTGTAAAAGAACTTGAATTCGTAACACGAGAATGTAGGTTACAAGATTCTGAAAATAGACAAAATAGTGTTGATATCGAGCATGATGCATCTATTCAAACGGATCCAGAAAAACAAAGGCTTATTGCTGGATGGAAGATCAAACAACAAGAAATTATTGATAAAGCAAAAGAAACCTACAAATGGGCTGTAGAACATGGTATTGCAAAAGAACAAGCTAGATCTGTACTACCAGAGGGTTTAACCATGAGTAGAATATACATGAATGGTACGTTAAGATCATGGATTCATTTTATTGAGTTAAGATCTTCAAATGGAACACAAAAAGAACATCAACAGGTTGCATTTGCTTGTGCTAAAGTGATAAAAGAAATATTCCCTAATATAAGATAATGGAACTACCACCTAAAAAAGGCTATCATAGACATCACAAAGTACCTAAGTTTTTAGGTGGTACTGACGAGGCTTCGAACCTTGTTTACTTAACTCCATACGAACACGCTATGGAGCATAAAAAACTTTTCGAAATACACAATCGAAAAGAAGACGCCGGCGCATATAATATGATTATGGCCCAAAGTGTTACAAAAAACTTCACAAAATTAACTGTTACATAAATATCACATTTTATCGTATTTTTTAGATAAAACGCACTTATTTTCATTTAAAGCGAAAATAAGCATGTACATCTATGATAATATGAGGTAGGATGGTATCAAGATAAAAAAATAACGGAGAAAAAATGTTAACACTTAAGCAAACAATGACATTCATGGCGGAATCACCATATACAGGTGACGCTCAAGGAAATCTATTCAAGTCTTCATGGGCTGTTAATGAAGGTTTCAAAGAACTTTCAGATAAGCTTGATGACCTAATACCTTTACAAGGTCGAGTTGAATCGCCAATGTCTAAGAACAAAGCTCTCGAAAAGTTTAGAGTTGCTTCAAACTTAGTTCACGATCTTTTTAACAATGGTCTTGGAAATAGAAGATCACATTTTCAAGGTTTCTTCGGTTGGGCACCTCACACACGAGGCGGAATGACTAACAATCAGTTTGATCAAGCTGAGAGAAAGCTCGAGCCAGTTATAACTCGAATAATAATAGAAGCTGCTAAAGAACAAGGAATAAAGTAATGATAGTAAAAGATCACATAGGAAATTTATTTGGCGAAGCAGACTTCGTAAAAAGAGCCATAAAGCTGATGGGTGAGGGTGACTTTGAACTAGCTCATCACCAATTAAGAGAATTACTTGAAATAAAAAATGATAAGATAAATGAAGCATTAAAAGGAGAAAATGTATAATGAGAAAAGATTTAGCAGATATGGTAGTTATGATTTCGCAGACTACTGATAAATACGATTTACAAATTTTAAACGAGAGGATTGCAACGCAATTCAAATACTTACAACAGCTTGAAGCTAAAAAGGCCAAGATAAAACTTAGAATTGGTCAAAAGGTTTCTTTCTGGTCAAAAATAAGTGGAGCTACTCCGCATGTTGGCAAGATTAAAAAGATCAACCGAACAAAGGCTATCGTTGCTATTCCAGGTTCATTTGATTGGAATGTACCACTAGCAAAACTAACAGTAGAAGGAGTTGCATAATGGATATGGAAATGTTAGTAGATATGTTCACAAGAATGACAGAAGCTGATAGAAAACAGTTTGCTCACCTGCTATTGAACAAAGACGAAAAACTAGCAAGAGAAGTTGCTAGAACAATAAACATAGCGATAAGAGATAATACAATACCGTTTATGGATTAGTGTTACATAAATGGTACACTTTTTATCATATGAGAAAAAAATGCGTTTAAGTGAAAAAAAGCATGTACATTCTCACCATTATGGGGTAGGATGGTACCATAATAAAGAAAACGAGGAGAAAAAATGACTAGCACAGAATTAAAACAGCATCAAGATAAATTAAGAGAAGCTCTAAAAAATCTACTAGATTGGGATGTAGAAAACGAGGCAAAAGGTTTGCATATTCTCTCAGTTGAGATTGGTAGACTAAGCGTTATTCTTGAAAAACTTGAGGAGACTGTATAATGATAAACGTAGCAGAATTAAAAGCAGAACTTAAAGATCTTATGTTAGATTACAATGCGATCATGGCTGGCATGATGCCAACTACTAACGAAGCTTCTATCAGTGATAGAATACATGAGATTATGGCTAAACTTAACATCGAGCCAACTGATCTTATAGACATCGCTTTTCCAGTGGATATGTCATGATTAGAGAAGGATTAACATACGTCATGTTAGCTGTATTTGCCTTCGGTTGGATGGACATAGGATTTGGTCCTCAATGGACTTGGTGGTACTTAATCGCCTACTTAGGCGGAGGAGTTTAATCAAATGAACTTAGTTAAGTTTATGTCATCTGTATATCCTGATCTACAGGAAATACATCCAAATCGTTTGGTGTCATACTACTGCATGTCAAGCTATTTGTATTATGAAAAACAAAAGAATGTCTTAAGCGATGCAGATTACGATACACTATGTAAAAGAATACTAAAAGAATGGGATAATATTGAACATCCTCATAAGTACAAGCTTTCGAAAGAAGCTTTAGCCGCTGGTACTGGCTACACAATGAACTATACAAATTTAATTATGGATGCTGCTGAAAAGTGGCTTAAAGATTGGGAGAAAGAAAATGGGAATTAATTTTAATAGATCAAACGGAATATCAGAATCATACGTTGGTAGATTTGACAAAGAAAATCCAGAAGATATGGAGCAACTAGACATAGTAAAGCAAGTAGTCAGATGGATGAATAAAGATGTGAAAGACTTGTTGAAGTATGATTGTGGTGGTACCTTTAAAAAGTGGAGACTTGAGTATAAGGGCCGAGAGGTATATAAAAAGATGAAGACTAAAACTAGTAAAGGTCCTGTTAAATACAAGCCAAATGGTTTTGGTACTTTAGTTGGTGGAATGAAAAACGCCAGAGTAATTGATGCATACATTTATAGGAGATATGGATATTATGAAGACTGATATAGAATACAAATTTAATGAAGATAAGTCAATCGAATTGTTGAAAAGACATATCGATAAAACTTACACCAGCCATTATTCAAAAAATAAATTTCAATCAACTGAATTTATTACTGACTCTGGTCATGGTACAGGTTTTTGTATTGGTAATATAATGAAGTACGCTCAGCGTTACGGTAAAAAAGGCCATCGTCATGATCACAAGAAAGATCTACTTAAAATACTTCATTACGCTATAATCCAATTACATATTCATGAAAAAGATTTCATTGATGAGCATGGCATATCAGATAAAGTTGCTGATAGAATATTAGACGATTTAGTTGATACTACGCCGAAAGGTTTGTTAGGCTCATATGGCGACGATTGTTAATACCTACTAATTGCATCTTAAACCTTTTTTTCTCCTCAGGTGCATGACGTAGGTATTCTTCTAAAGCTATTGAAGCAAAACCTTTAAACATTAACTTACCATCGACGAAAAAACGGCCTTGAGCTCCTTCGAGTTCGAGGCCGTAATTTTTATATGTGTACACAAATTCTACTGTCATTTTTTAAAACTATCATTTAAAGAATCTACTACGCCGTCGATATTGGGCTCTTCACCGTTTGGATCATACTTACACCGATATTCATTAGGACATTGACCTTCTACAACTAGAGTGTACGTATTATTAGCTCCTTTGTATACACAAACTTGCTCACCGGTCTTTGCGGTTTTTCTCTTAAATCTTCTACAAGTTACATATTTAGGGTCTTCTCTCTTACCTAATCTTTTTTCTTGTTCCCATGTCCAATCACTAAATTTTTTAAGGTAACAAGAAAAACATTGAATTATGTTAGGCGTCGTAATTTCTCTTCCGTATCGATCCTTCTCTCCGTAAACAGGTAATGCTATTAAACTTAGCAAGAGAACCAATAAGATTCTAAACATAACCTCTAGTCACAAGGAAAATATAAAAAATCCATCCGACAAATCCTACGATGGTTGCTACTAAAAGAATAATTGCTATCCACTCAAGAACTTTTTTTCTTCGTTCTTCTTGATCGTATATTGCCTTTTGTCTTTTCTTTCTAATCTCACCTTCTGATTTTAATAACTCTTCCCATGCACCAACACCTCTACTAAACATGATAAGCTTTTTAAGTTCCTCACGCATATCTTCGGCTTTCTTTTTAGCCATAAGTGTTTGTAGTGCTTCCTCTTCTACTGATCCTGCGGCAAAAAGCTTTTTAAACAATGGAGGCTTTTGACTCATTTCTTCAGCTTTTTTGATATCACTAACTGCACCCATCCAACGACCTAGGTCACCAGCCATTCCTTCGATATCTCGACCTAACTGAAAACCTTTTTTGATAGTTGTAAATGCAGCTGAAGCAGTAGCTAGTGCTGTTACTGGATCTATCATATATTTGCCTTTCTACTAGTTAAAATGTCAACTCAGGAAATATATGATAAAGAATAATTTATACTATTTATAAAAAATAGAGTATAACAGATGTATATATATTATTTTAAACCCCAAGGCAGAGTATCTCCTTACGATCCTGCCATACCCCCCTCGAAAGGACAATCATGAAATTATTTTTTAAGTTGTCATCAATAGTTGTATTGATGATGGTCTCGGTTTTTGTCTCGCCAATATTTGCAGGTGATGATAAAGTCAAAGTTGGATTCATATATGTAGGACCAGTTGGCGATCATGGCTGGACATATATGCATGACCAAGGAAGACAAATAGTGGAAGAAGAATTAGGCAATCTAGTTGAAACCACTTATGTTGAAAATGTGCCTGAAGGCGCAGATGCTGAAAGAGTCATAACACAAATGGCTTTACAAGGTGTTGACATTATTTTTGCCACATCATTTGGATATATGGAACAAATGCTAAACGTTGCAAAGAAATTTCCAGATGTAAAGTTTGAACATGCAACTGGATATAAAACAGCACCAAACATGGCGGTGTATTCTTCGAAGTTTTACGAAGGAAGATATATTCAAGGCGTTATAGCAGGAATGATGAGTAAAGAAGGAAAAGCAGGTTACATTGCTTCTTTTCCAATTCCAGAAGTTGTAAGAGGAATTAATGCATTCTATCTTGGTGCGACATCTATAAATCCTGACTTTGATCTCGATATTGTTTGGGTTAATACTTGGTATGATCCTGCAAAGGAAGGTGATGCAGCTTCTGTGTTAATTAGTCAAGGTGCTGATATCATAACACAACATACCGATTCAACTGCACCATTGCAAATAGCACAAAATAAAGGTGTATTAGCTTTTGGTCAAGCTTCTGATATGCATCATTTTGCGCCTGATTCTCAAATGACTGCGATTATTGATCAGTGGGGACCTTACTATGTCGAAAGAGTAATGGCTGTCATTGACGGTACATGGGAATCAAAAGACACATGGGGCGGAATGGATACTGGAATGGTTGAGATGGCACCGTATAATAACATTCCAGATAACGTGAAGCAAATAGCATTGAATCTCGAAGATGCCATAAGATCAGGCAACTTCGATCCCTTCGGAGGAAAATTTACTACAGGTGAACTTCTTGGAATGAATAAGTATCTTGAAGGTATTAATGCACAAGTACCAAATTAAAGGTTTACATTTAATCCAAAATTTGGTATAATATAAATGTACCGAGCCCGCCAGAGCTTGGGAACAGAATCTGGCACTTGAGGTTATTATGAGAAGAGGTAAAAGAAAAATAGATCCAAAGGATTATATCTTAATGAGGATCGAACAGTTGAAAGAAGAAAGATCCAAGTCAAAAGATAAGATGGATCGAATGTGGTTCTGGAAACTAATAGAAGAACTTAATTACGTTTTAGAAGTGATAGATAAAATAGGAGTTGATGATGAAAAAAGACGAGATTGAAGACCTAGATTTTTTCGATAGAAAGAGAGAAGGATTTATTGGGAGCAGCGGACTTTCGATTAGGTTAGAGATGGAAAAATTATTAGGTTATATTAGGTTACTTAATGATGAGATTAAAGAGTTAAGACATACTATTGAAGTATTGGAAGAAGCTCATTGGAAGCACCCATCATAATGGCTGGAGCAATAAACACACCTTTAAGACAACTTATCATGCATTGGACTGCATGTCAATTATTAGAGAAAGATCCTGATAACGTTATTCTTAAAAAACTCAGGTCTTGGGAACATCCTGAAACAATAGAACTAAATAAACTATTAACACAGTTTGAAAAAGATGGAAAATATCCAGAACATTATAATTTGGACTGGGGTAGTATTAGTTATGAGGAAATGATAAAAGAATGAAAGCTGGAAAGATATGGGGAAACACAGAACTAATACATGCAAATGGTGTATTAGAGTTTCATAGGATAGAATTTAAAGCTGGTTACAAATGCTCTGAACATCAACATCAATTTAAATGGAATGGTTTTTTTGTAGAATCTGGAGAAATGCTCGTACGAGTATGGCAAGAAGATCAAGGTCTGGTTGATGAGACCATATTAAAACAAGGCGATTTTACACAAGTAAAGCCTGGAAAGATACATCAATTCGAAGGATTAGAAGACGGAATTGCCTTTGAGTTATATTGGGCTGAATTTAATCACAATGATATCGTACGAAGGACCGCAGGTACAAAAACAACTAATATTACACGGCTAAGAGACTGGTAATTTTTTTCATTTAAAGTGAAAAAAAGCATGTACAAACGTAAATAAATAAGGTATAATGGACCCATTGATAATAACTAAATAGGAAAATATATTATGGCACATCAAGTTGAAACAATGGCATACGCAGGTCAAGTCCCATGGCACGGCCTTGGAGTTCCTGTAAGCAACGATCTATCACCGACAATGATGATGGAAAAAGCTGGCCTTGACTGGAGAGTCGAGGAAGTTGAGTCCTTCGTTGAGTTTGGCGGTAGAAAAATACCTACTGGAAATAAATCTCTAGTAAGAGATACTGACGGAAAAATTCTTACCAATGTCGGTAAAGATTGGAAGCCAGTACAAAACGAAGAAGCGTTTAACTTCTTCGGCGAGTATGTTATCTCTGGTGATATGGAGATGAATACAGCTGGTTCGCTGAAAGGTGGACAAATGGTTTGGGCTTTAGCAAAAGTCAAAGAATCATTCGATCTTTTTAAAGGAGATACAGTTGAATCATATCTTCTTTTCTCAAACCCTCACCAATATGGTAGATCAATCGATATTCGATTCACACCTATCAGGGTGGTTTGCAATAACACTCTTTCATTATCGCTTGATATGCAAGCTGATAAATCAGTTAAAATCGGTCATAGATCAGAATTTGATGCTGATAAAGTGAAAGAAGCTTTAGGCATTGCGTCTGAAAAACTTAACTCTTATAAAGAAATGGCCGAATTTCTTGGTAAGAAAAGATACAGCGGTGAAGCTCTCATCGAATATTTTAACACTGTATTTCCACGTACTACTGATAAAAGAGTACAAGGTAAAGCGTTATCTGTTGACACTTTATCTCGAAATGCAAAGCTTTGCTACGATGTGATGGACGATCAACCTGGGGCTGAATTCGCTACTGGTTCATGGTGGCAAGCTTTTAACGCGGTTACATATTCCACTGATCACCTACAAGGAAAAAGTGAAGACAATAGACTTTACTCTTCATGGTACGGTTGGAATCAACTACGTAAAAGAGACGCACTTAAAACTGCGATCGAATTCGCGGAGGCAGCATGAACAAGATCATGCGCAGTGTCGAGAGGGACTTACTAACAATGTCCCTCGGCCTCGGCGCCATAGACAAGGAAATCGAGTATTGGCAGAAAAAAGGTTCTACTGATAGATCCACCAAGAAAAGACTCGAGCGCTTGCAGGCTGCAAAGCAGCAACTAATTGAAAACCCTGAACAATCTAAAGAATTAATGGAGAAACTTAGATGAATGATGATACAAAAAAATATGATAGTTTAACAAACTACGAAGTTATAATATACATGGCTTTAGGTGCAACTTTAGGAATGTCTATGACTATTTTTATTCATGCGCTTAAAACGTATTGCGGGTGATAAATGAAAAAGCATAATGACGAAAGTTACGCCGAATGGGCCAAACAATATAAGATTAAAAATTGGCAACGTGTTTATGAGGCATATCACCCCATAGAACAAGAAAAACGGCGACAACATTCAGTCAGACTCTGGTATAATAATCAGAGAAAGAAAGAAGAAAAAAAGGGTTAAGAAATTAACCCTTTTTTTATTTCCAAAATATTATAAATAGATCTATGCGCAAGTTTAAATCATATTTCTATCTCTCTGAAGCCACATTTACAGGACTTAGTCATGGTGAATGGTGGAAGTATGGAGACGACAGGATCAAGAAGCTTTTAGATCTTGTTAAGTCTGGTGATGCCATCACAAAGAAAGATGGAACAGACGTAACTATTTTAAATAACCCTGAAAACATAAAGACAATACAAGATTATATTAATGCAGGCGCTTCTGGTACTGTTAAGAAGTTTACGTTGAAAACAAAAGATGGTACAATAGATTCTAATATGATTGGAAAGACTGCAGTTTTTGGTGGAAAAGGAGCTGGAGGTGGAGCGACTGGTGATACTCGTAAAGGAGAATCATTACAATGTTTGTACATAGCTGCATTATTTGGTGAAGGTACTAATCAACCATTTGAGCACTTTACACCAGCAGTGTTATCAAAATACGAAAATAGTATAGATGTTGATGCAAAGATAGATGAGATGCTACAAGCTGCAGATCAATGGCATTATTCTGGTTACTCAACTGGAAAATACCTTATTAAGAAAGGCTATGTTAAGAAAACCCACATGATGCATCGTGGATCAGCAGTCATGAAACAAATATATGCTAAGAAAAGAATGGCGTTTAAAAATGAAAATAGGCCTGCACTTAACGATGATAAATGGAATCCAGGAGATATTTGGGCTGTAAAGCGTGGGTTAAATATTAATAATACACTCGATGCGAGTTCTGTAGCATCGTTAAATCAAGGATTAGTTAAACATTTCGAGTCAAGAGATATTGTTGGAATATCATTAAAGATAGTAGGATCATTAAAGAAAACTGTAAAAGATACAGTGTACAATAAGGAACAAGTAAAACCTGACAAGGTTATATTTTCAGGTTACAAGCTTAAGAAGGATCAAGCTCGAGCGACGTTCTGGTCTGGTAAAGGTGGTGTCTTTATGTTTGATAAGACGAAGAAAGCAGACGTAAGGTCATCAACAAACTTTGCTACACCAAATTTTGAGATACTTGGGAAGGGAGCACGGGGAGGGCGAGCTGGGTATCAAGCAATTCAGTATGCTGCGAAGAAGTTCTTGAATAAAGTACTTCCAAATAATATGAATCTTAAACAACAAGCCATGGCATTAGTAAAAGAAGTAAAAGGTAAAAGATCTAAAAATTTACAGAATAAGTTTTACAGCATGGTGCAAAAGGCAGATTCAAGGATATCGAGAAAAGAATTTGACGATGGTGTAGTTACTGCTACGGCTGATAGAATGCATATAAACCTAGCAGCTGCAGAAATAGGTAACGCATTAATGAAATCAACTATAGGTCAACGCAATGATTTTGCATCAAGTATTATTAACTTAGCTGCTGCAAAAACGAGTGACGCATCAGTATATGTAAAGGCAGAAGAGTCATGAGATTTAAACAATTTATAGAAGAAGCAGAATCATGGGAAGCTGGCTACAAAAGAAGAGTGGTTAAGGCTACTGATCCCGAACATAAAGAAAAAGGTTATAATTGGAGAATCAAGGGTAAAAAAAGACCAGAAATATCAATAAGACTTTATAAAGAAAAACCTTCTCAAAGTGAATTTAATAAGCAGATGAAAAGAGTAGCGGGGCACGAGTTCGGTGGTTAATATGTTTAGATTTAAAACGTTTATTAGTGAAAATGACTATCATCATTCTAGTCATTTAAATATCAACACTGATAAACACAACTCTGGTAAAAGTAGAAGTGCAGACCATGCCATGTGGTTATCCCATAATGCGCATCAAGCAAAAGGTTGGCATAACATACAAAAAGATAATTTCGGTAAAGCCCACACATATAAAGTTAGAGTCAAAGGCAAGATTGCTCATCACGAAGACAAAAAAGTGAAAGCTTTATTTAAAAAACATGGTCATCATATGGGAAATTATCACGTTGATCTTATTTCAAATCCAACTCATAAAGAAGTTCAGAATCATCCAGCAACTTTAACTCTTAAAAAGGCTGGTTATGTTGGTCATACACATCCAGATTATGATTCGCATGATACTCAGAAAGATCATGATTCGACAGTTATATTTCACAGAAAAAATACTACACATTTGACAAAAACTGATGTTGGCAAAAGAGAAAAGAAACCAAAACCAGAAAAACCAAAACACCAAGTACCAAAAGGCCATAATCAGATTAACTTAGTAGGTAAGCATGATGTTACTCATCAAACGCATCAAGAATATACACACGGAAGTATACGTGGCAATAAATTTGAGCCTTTAGAAAAAACAAGATCAAAAGTACGTTTGACGTCAGATCAAGCTTCTAAAGTCAAATCTCTTGTCCATAAAAAAGATGGTAATACGTATAAACATGTTAAAAAGAAAGATAATGCGGTTGATGCTTATGTTACGCATGATAATGAAAAATCAAGAAAAGCTTTTCACAACCATTTAAAAGTTGTAGAAGGTAACGATCCAAAAGTTGGAACAGGTAAAAAACCGAAAGGTTCAGACAGGAGGTTATACACGGATGAAAATCCCAAAGATACAGTCCCTATTAGATTTACCACTGTGGCTGATGCCGAAAGAACTGTGGCGAAGGTTAAGAAGGTTAGTAAGCCGTTTGCTCGTAAGATACAAATTCTAAATGTTGGCCAACAAAGAGCTAAAGTTATGGGTAAGACGGGAGTTGTAAGTAAATTTGAAAAAGGTAAACAACAAATAAGGTCAAAAGAAATGGCCAAGAGAGCAAAACAATGAGGTTCACAGAATTTATAACAGAACAAAAAAATACTCATATGACACATATCGAGGACAAGGTTCTATATGGTGGTGTCAAAGGAACAAGAGAAGCAATACTTGCTTTGAGATCTCTCAGAGATACACTCGGTGGCGAGCATGATGGATCAGTTTCAGTTAAGTGGGATGGAGCTCCTGCTGTGTTTGCAGGTACAGATCCTCGTGATGGTAGATTTTTTGTTGCCAAAAAGGGCATATTCAATGTCTCACCGAAGGTATATAAAAGTGATGTGGATGTGGATAATGATACTTCTGGCGATCTCGCTGATAAGCTCAAGGACGCTTTAAAATATCTACCAGAACTCGGGATAAAAGGTGTCATACAAGGTGACTTCTTATATTCTAGTTCTGACATTAAAACAAAGAAGATCAAAGGCAAATCATACGTCACCTTTCACCCTAATACGATTGTATATGCTATTCCTGCAGGGACAGAAGCTGCGAAGAGGATATTACAATCAAAGATTGGTATAGTATGGCACACAACTTATGTTGGTAAATCATTTGAAACTATGAAAGCATCTTATGGTGTTAATGTATCAAGTCTTAAAACTAGTAAAAACGTATGGTCGCAAGATGCAATGTTAAGAGATATGACAAGATTTACCATGTCAAAAAAAGATACGGAGGAAGTCAATGGATATCTTAGCCAAGCTGGCAAATTATTCAATCAAATTAGTTCTACTACCCTTAAAACTTTGGAGTCTAACCAAACTCTTGCTCAGACTATTGAAACATTCAATAATTCCCTTGTACGTAAAGGTGAAGTTGTTCAAGATACGAATCGTCACGTCGGTAATCTCATCAATTATATCCGACAAAAGTACAAAAAAGAAATAGATAAGAGAACGTCAGCGCCAGGCAAGGCTGCACAACAAGCAAAATTAGATACAGTACTTAAGTTTTTTTCAGCCAAGAACAAACAAAGTCTAAAAAAGATGTTCGATTTGCAAAAAATGATCGTTCTAGCGAAACTAAAACTTATAAATATACTTGATAAACTAAATAAAACTAAAACGTTTTTAAAGACAAATAGAGGATATCGTTCTACAGGACAAGAAGGTTACGTAGCAATAGATAGACTTGGTGGTGACGCGGTGAAAATAGTTGACAGGATGGAGTTCTCATTCGCTAACTTTTCACCCAGCATATTAAAAGGATGGGATAAACCAGGGAGAAGTTAAATGGTAAAGCCATTATCGTTCAAAGATTTTGTGACAGTAGATTACACACAAGATGGTGATGATCTTGTCAATTATAGAGCGTATAGAAGAAAAAGATTAGATTGCGATGTAGATTATTCAGAAGATACACGTATATCTCTCGATGAATTACTTAGTATCTCAGGCCGTAGAAAAAAAGCTAGAGATGCTCGACGTAGAAAAACTCAACTTAAAATCGCTAGAAAAAGAGCCAAAAGAAAAATGGCACGGGATCCTGTATTGAAGAAGAGATCTCGTCGTTCAGCTCGTAAAGAGTTTGAAGCTAAACTACTCAAAGGTAAGAAGAAGGCTGATATGAGTGATGCTATCAAAGCTTCTATAGAAAGAAGACTTGATAATAACGCGTTTAAAAGAAGGATCGACATCAAGCAAAAAAGATTGATGCCAAGTAAGCGTAGACAAGAAATAGCGAGAAAGAAAAAATGATAAATTCGTTTAAGTCATTTCTTGTTGAAGAAGAGCGTACAGTTTATTTTACGTTTGGTAGAATGAACCCGCCAACTATTGGTCATGAAAAATTAATGGCTAAACTATCAGAAAAATCTGGTAAAAACCCATATAGAGTTTATCTATCGCAATCACAAGATGCAAAGAAGAATCCACTTACATTTAACGAAAAAGTAAAGTATGCGAGGAAGATGTTTCCAAAGCATGCTCGTCAAATCATGTCTGATATGAAAGTTAAGACAGTATTCGATGCAGCCACTAAGTTATACAACGAAGGTTTTAAAAGGGTTTCTATGGTTGTGGGATCTGATAGAATCAACGAGTTTAACGCTTTACTTAATAAGTATAACGGTAAAAAGGGTAGACACGGTTTCTATAACTTCGAGAGTATAAACATCGTATCAGCAGGAGACAGAGATCCTGATGCTGATGGCGCAAAAGGAATGTCAGCTTCGAAGATGCGACAAGCTGTAATGGAAAAAGACTTCACATCTTTCTCTCAAGGTTTACCAAGAAGTGTATCTAATTTAGAAGCAAAGAAGTTATATAACTCTGTTAGATCTGGTATGGGTCTAAAAGAACAAAAAGAATTTAAGAATCATGTATCTCTAGCAAAAGTATCTGACAGAAGAGAAGAATACGTAGAAGGAAAGATATTTAACGCTGGTGATAAAGTCATAGTAAAAGAAAGCGGTGACAGAGGAGTCATAACCTTTAAAGGTTCTAATTACGTTATTGTTGAAAGCGAAGGAAGACAAAACAGATATTGGTTAGACGCTGTTGAATTAGCCAATACAAGCATAAAGTTACAATCATTTAGCGAGAAGATGGCTCAAGACAGAGCTTCTAAAAAGATTGATAGATTAGAAATACGACATGCAAGAGAGAAGGCTCGATTAATGAGTACAGCAAAGAAAAAAGATCTTAATAGCAAACTTAGACAAATGCGAATGGACATGTAGGAGAAAGATATGCCGTTGAAACCAAGTATGGGAATTAAAGCTTATATAAAAGACTTTCAAAAGTCAGATGCACCACAGTTTAAAGGTAAGTCGAAAGAACAAAGACGAGACCAAGCTGTAGCTGCATATCTACAAGCAAAAGATGATATGAAAGAAGGTACAGTCAAGAGAGTCACTCAAGTATCATTAGACCAAGCAAAAAGGGATCTTAAGATGAAGAAGATACAAAAGAAAATGAAATCACTTGACGAGATCTCGGTTACTAAGAGAAACAAATACTATGATGACGCTAAGACGGATATAGAACGTGCAAAGAGTTCAGCCGTTGGTAAGATCCTTAGAGGAAAAGAAGCAGACGGAACTCGTCATGATCATTCTATTGAACTTCGAAGAATTAAGAGACGTGAAAAAGGTATAAAAACTGCTAAGAATCAAGCAATCAAAAATATCAGAGGCGAGTTGTATAAGAAAAAGACAGAGGCCATGGATCCAATGATGTTAGGAAGAATGCAAGCTCAAGCTTCGGCTACTCAAAGAATGAATCAAAGGAAAAGAGATGAAGAAGAAGCAGATAAGATGAAAAAGAAGATGATGACGCCTTCAGATAAGAATAAACTTCTAAAAATTAGGCAAATGCTTGATAAAGAAAAGAAAGCCACAAATGAATCGATTAACTTTATTGGAGCTCCTGGTTTAGGAGGACCGAGTACTGGACCTTATGGAACAAAACGAACCAGAAAGTCTAAATTGCGAGACATAGATGATACTGCAAGTGCTCACATATTGAAGGGTGTACATGGCGAAAAGAAAGCTAAAAAGATCATGCAAGCGAGGAGAATCAGGACAAAAGCAGGGCTGACTCATCACGGTTCAACGGCAGCTGCATTAAAACATCATAAGAAAAGAGGACAAGCTTTTAAAGATGCTATAGTACCGCCAAAAAGAGGTATGTTAACTAAAATGAAGGATAAACTTTTAAACAGGGCACATCCACTTTTTAGAGACATGGAAGAAATGACTATGGGTCAAGGAATGATGGTTAAAAAAGTACCTGCAGGAGATCCTGCTCCACAAGGATTTAAACTTAAGAAGTTAGCCAAAATACACGGCGGAAAGTTTGATGTCTATCATAAAGAAACTGACAAAGTCAAAGACGCAAAAGCTGGAAGAACAATGTACAACGACACAACAACAAAGGAGTCGAACCGCATGAATAAGAAGACTGATGAAGGTTATATAAAATCTGATAAGATACATCCGCATCCACAAGCTAACCTTACGAAGGTGCAGAGACGAGCGCTTACAGCTCTAGATAAAAGAGCTAAAAAGCCAGTTACTTTGCCAGGTATGGATATGTTGAAAAAGAAAGAAAAGGAACCTACTAAAGTCGGTCGACAAAGTCAAGTTGTTAGATATGAAGAAAAAGGTCGTGGTCCTACAGGAATAGCTTATTCACTTCCAAAAGGTCATCCAGATGCAGAAAACCCTGCGACAAGAAAAAAATATCCTGAAAGACAAACGGCTAAGTATAAAAAAGACTTTGCAAAGAATAGTCCTATAAAGTTAAGTGGAAAATTTTCAACAAATGAAAATGCAGTAAATGAAATCTCTTCGGATGCTGTAAAAAAATATCTTGATAAAGCAATGCCGTATTATAGACGTAATACTCCTCGTCCATATGAAACCCGTGCACAAAAACCTGAAACAATAGATAAGATGAGAAAGAGACACAAGGGGATAGGTTCAGCTCTAAATAGGCAAGCTGCTAGAGGCGAAGTAGCAATGAGTCTTGGCTCGCCGAGTGTTAGGAAAGATGAAGTAAAACGCTCAACTATGCGTGGCAAATTACCTCATGAGTTGCCTAAAGCTTATCAAAAAGAACAAGCAGGAGAAGGTCGAATAACTCGAGGCGATGTAGCAAAGGAATACCATAAGAACCGTTATCTTAATATGGATAAGCATATGCACCCCGAAGACAGAAGAGATCCAGCTAAAAACCAAAACGGCCATGACGAAATAGCTTCATACCATATGTCTAAATCAAATGACAAAAATCTAACAAAGGCTTTAAACCATAAACAGGCCGCAGCTGCGCATTATGATGCTGCTCACGCCGTGAGTAAGAAAAACGATAAAATTGATCAGAAACTTTCTTTTAAAGCACATAAATTATCTGCTAAAGCTAATAACGGAGACATGTATAAACATTTGGAAATGACAAGCCGGACCGGGAGCGCCCACACTCACCCGCTGGTTCGTCATTCTGAGGTAGCACATGGCGAAAGAAGAGGTTCTACACTGACTCACGACAGTATGAAGCACATGGTAAATAATGAATCAGTTAATGAAGTTCCTACTACAAAAGAATCAACTTGGTATATGCCAACGAGTAGAGAGATGGTTGTCCTTAGAAACATGATGAAGAGACCTATTATCTTAGGAGAAAATGCTGAGAATGCTATCGATAACATTCCAATTGGATCTGATAACTTACACAGGATATTTGTTGCTGAAGCTAAGAAAGATCCAAACACTGATGCTCGAACAATGATCGAAAACTGGCTTAGTGATAGACTCAAGCATGGTGACGAAGAGGCAGAATACTTAGGTATTCGATTAGGTCTTCTTGAAGGTTATGAAGCAGACGTATCAAAGTTTATGAATAAACATGACATCGATCATCATTGGTCAGGCGGTAAGTTACATGTTGATCAAAAAGATGAGAAGCGTGCTATGAAAAAATTAAGTAAAAAATACGGAGGTTATGGACCACGTGGTGCTAAGATGATGCCACAAGTTCATGTAAAAAAATGATAAACGAAGCACCTAAACCCAAACTTAAACAAAAAGTAGCTACGACTAAAAAATCTGGTCAGACGCTAAAGAACTTTAGACTGTCACAAAAAGACAGTAAGGATGCACAGGATCGAGCTAAGAGAGCATCAGCTCAAGCTCCAGCTGGTGGTGCAGTAAAGACACAATCTTCTGCTCCTTATAGTGCACAAAACTATAAGACAACTATGGCTAAAAGAAAAGCCGATCAAAAGAAAGCAGCAGCTTCAACGGCCAAGAAGACTAAAGCAACACCAGTAAAAGAACCAACAATTATTGGACCATCTACTACTGGAGGTAAAACTACCCCGACTACTGTAGCTACCACAGCACAAGGATCAGGACCAACTTCTTCACAAGCAATGAAGAATAGGGATAGGTTGACGAATATTAAACAGCAAGGTGCTTTTGTGAAAAAGGCAAAAGCCGATGACGCTGCTAAACAAAAGAAGAAAGATGATGATGACGCTGCAGACAAAGCAAAGAAAGCTAAAGAAAAACGTAAAGAGACAAGGAAAAAGTTTTACAAGCGTGCTGCCATAGGTGGTGCAATCGGTACCGCGCTATCAGTTCCAGTCGTAGCACTACACATGGGAGAAGGAAGAAATATGAGAACACTTAGAGATGTAAGAGAAAAGTATACTCAGAAGCAAAGAATAATGCGAGATATGGGTAGAAATCGAGGAAAAGATCCATCTGGTGCAATGAAAGCAAAGATAGCCAAAGATGCTGATGATCATTCTAAATCTTATCCGGCTGGTGGTGCACCAGTACGAGATAAAGATATAGAACGACGAGCCGTCGGTGGTTATGGAGGACATGAAATTGAAAGAGGTGTCAAGAAAAAACAAAATTATGACTTTGTTCCAGTAAGTCGAGATAAACTTGATTCGCCAGATAGACCAAGTCCTGCTGAAAGGTTAAAGCGCAAGAAAGAAAAAGATGCACGTCAAATGAAGATGCGTAAGTCAGGTTCTGGTAGAGATAATGTTGGCGGAGTAGGAGTAAGAGAGGCAAAGATGGTTACAGGCAATGAATCAGGTATGATGTTTAAGGTGTCTATCGAAGGTTTACCTGATATGATTATGATGGGTAAAAGCCCCGGAGAAATCAAAGGTCAACTTCGAAAGATAGTAAAGCAACCATCGATGGTACAAGGTGTTGAGCGTATACCTAAGTCAAAAGTGAAGATGATGTATAGAGACATTGTATCTGGAAGAGACGAAGACGAATGAAGACCTTTAGAGAATATCATATGGACTATGGAACACCAGAGTCAGTTAAGTATATGAAGAAGGTAACACCAGGCCAATCACAAAAGGAAGCGATTGGTAGTCCTAATCTTGCAGGATTAAGTAGAGCTGCAAGATCTGCAGAAGAAAGAGGTGAAAAAGGTTTGGCTCAAAAACTTAGAATGCAATACGATATAGAAAGAAAAAGAAAAGATGCACAACGAGCAGCAGGAATTAATCAGTAGGGTTTAGCGTTCCCCGAAATTTAACCAAGGAGGAAGTATGGAAGTACTTAATAAAATAAAAGGGTGGGCGGCTGCACTGGCAGAAGTCGGTGTAAGTTTAGCCGCACTCGCAATTATACTTGAAGTTTTAGGGTTAGGCAATATGCCATTTATGCCACAAAACCTCAGTGTTGTTGATAACGTATCAGCGATGTTAGCAAGTCTTGGATCACAAGGCATCATGGGCTTAATCGCGATATGGATTTTATGGGCAATTTGGCAACGAAAGGATAGCTAGATTAAGTAATTATGTACGAATATAATGTTAAAATATTAAGAGTTATTGACGGCGACACTGTCGACGTGGACATAGATCTGGGCTTTGGTGTTTGGTTACACAAAGAACGAGTTCGAATGATGGGAATCGATACGCCAGAGTCCAGAACTAGAGACTTAGAAGAGAAGAAGTTTGGATTATTATCAAAGGAGTACGTGAAGTCCTGTTTACCAGTTGGTAACAATGCAAAGATGGTATGTAAGTCATACGACGCCAAAGGAAAATTTGGTAGAATACTAGGAGATTTCGCTGTATATGATGCAAACACGGATAGCGAAAGACATCTCACTGATATGATGATTGCAGATGGTTACGGAGTAAAATATGAAGGACAAAACAAAGATGATGTTAGTACTGCTCACTTAAAAAATAGAGAAAGATTAATAGCAGAAGGTAAAGCGTAATGGAGTTAAAACAAGAATTAACGATGGAAAGTCGTTTGGATAAGATAGAGGATAAAATAGACAAGCTGACCGATACAATGGTATCGATGGCTCGTGCTGAAGAGAAGATTACTGCATTACGAACGGATCAAAATAAGATGTATGAACGTATAAATAGATTATCAGGAAAGCTGGATGATATTCAGTTTAAGGTAGACGAAAACGCCCGGACCGTCGCCCTTGTTAACAAACTATTCTGGGTAGCAATAGTAGCTGCAGCTGGTGCTGTAGCTTCACACATGTGGATGTAAAGGAGAACACAAATGACATTTAGTTTTGCACCAATATCCTTGGGCCACACAAAACCCCAGGATGAGTTAGACGAAGCATTAAAAGGTGATCAACATAAACTTGATCATGATAAAGATGGAGACATCGATGCTAAAGACTTTGCAATGCTTCGAGGCAAGAAGAAGAAAAAGAAAAATGAAGACGAGCCTGAAGGGGACAATGGCGAAACCGCTACTATGAATCCAAAAATGGGAACAACAAAAGAAGGCAAATCAGAGTTTGGAATGGCGCATGATATTGTTCGAAAACATTCAAAGCAATCAGAAGTACGCGGTAGTGGTGATGGTACAACTGTAACTGCTGAGCATCCAAAAGGACAGAATGCAACGAAAGATGAAAGGATGGCTCACACTAATATGGTGAAAGATAAACTTAAACATCTTAAATCTGTTAACGTTGTTCATAAAACTTATCCAGGATCTGCTACTGAACAAAACGTCAAAGAATACGGTATGGTTTATTCTAATAAGAATAAAAAAGGTAAGATCACACCTCCATATCCTGCAAAAGAATCAATAGGTAAAACACCTGGAGATGATAGCTATCATAATCTACAAAAGGCTAAGAGAATGGCTTCAGCTGATGGCCATGACTATGATAAACTTCCAGCATATGATCGTACCAACAATAAACATAAAGATTATTACGATAACAAGGCTAAAAATGAAGGAGTCAATGAAGATCCAGCGCACTACGCTAGAATTGCACAAGCTAATGCCAAAAGAGATAAAGAAATGGGTCGACCATCTACACCTAATATGAATGATCCTAAGTTTAAAAAGACAAAAAAGGATGGAGCCAAAGATCCCATGAATCCCACAGGAGCTATGACTGGCTATCGATCAAAAATGGACCACGTAGAAAAGGACGAAAATATGTCAATAAGAGAAAAACTTATAAGCGTTGTTGAAAAAAGCCATGGTAATATGGATTCTAAGGAAACCTATGACGATATGTATCACGGTGCTGGTGCCAAGAAGATGAGAAAAGACCATCAAAACATGAAGGTCGATACTACTCGAGCGCTTGGAGTAGATGATGCATCAAAAGCCGCGAGAGTCGGCAAAAAAGCACCAATGAGAAGTGCAGATAATGCAAAAGGAGATACTAATGTTATTCCAGCTGGAACTCCTATGAAAGATCCTGCTGCTTCTAAAAACGCAGCTTTAGAATCTGTAATGGCTGCATATAAATCAATGAATAAGGAGTAATTATGGCTATATCACCTCCTGGCTGGAAGCCAGATGCAATACCAAGTTCTAATGGTTGGAGACATCCACATACGGGCGAACTGCTAAAATCACAATCAATAAGTGCTGCTGAAATACAAGAGTATATGGGTCACGATCCATTAGAACATACACACCCTGATGGAGTAACACATGCTCATGAAGGCGGAGATGAACCTCATCACCACCATGAAGATGGAACTATGCATCATCATGAAGGTGGAGACGTACCTCATACGCATGACGATCTCGAAGATATGAATAAGAGGCAACTCGAAATCTTAGGTCGCGAACACGGTATTGAACTTGATCGAAGAAAAAGTAAAACAGCTTTGATTGAAGAGTTAAACGAAGCTGGCATTACTGGCTAAGCATATATAACTATATGATGATTTTTGATGAGTTAACCGAGAAGAATGTGCTATTGTATGCTGCAAAGTATTACTACAAACCACAGTTCTCAGATGTTGAAGAGTTTTATGAAGATTTAAAGCGATTTAAGTATATCAAACGATTAGTTAATAGATACTTAGATCATGATGAATTAATGGAACGATTGATACTAAACCACATTATAGTATTATTCAATTCATTTGGAAATGAACCTGCTTTAAACATACTTGACTTGAAGCTAGACGATAAACACTGGCCAGTTGTAAAGCCATTCTTAATATACTTAAACTATATTACGATGGATAAAAAGACAGGCATAACGATGGATCCAACAGTGGTAGATAGGTTGAGAAAGATATGAGCTTATTAAAGACAGCAGGTGATTTAGTCTACACGTTTAGATTTATCAAGATGCTTGTGCTAAAGTGGCCAGAATGGGACGCGTATAAAGAAGGTATTATCGACGATAATGGTAAACGTATCAAATCCGTAAAGATTGATACACAAGCTAAAAAAAATGCATGGACACCGTTTATTCGTCTATGTGCTAACATAAAAAGACTTGTATCAAAGATACCTGGAGGAGGGTCAAGACTTGGAGGATTTGTCTCTGCTTTGTATCTTATTAAAGAGAATGGCAAATTAAAAGATAAAGATATTCAAAAGATACTTGAGAGTGTTAACATTGATGACTTAGATTTTTTATCAGAAGAAAATCAATGGTTTATGAGAGATGATGGTACTATATCACCAGGTGTTTATCAAGTAGAAGAGTACAAACTTTTAAATAGTAGTTTAGAGGAAATGGTATTTCCAAAGGATAAGATAAGAATTAAAGAAGACACACGACCAGTTGGTAAATTATTTGGAATTGATGTGTATCCTGCTACACATTTGAGAACTAACCAACCAATATACATTACTAACAGAGAAATCTATAAATGACAAAGATCAGAACAATAAAAGTTGGTCAAGATGCCCTAACTGGTGGAAAGAATCCACACTACGCGTTAGTGGCTGGAAGAAAAGTCGTAGCTACTGGCACAAAAGATGAGATGTTAGAACTTAATCAAAAGACTGACGGCAGAGTGTGGTTAACTCATGCAAAGGTTGATGAGATCGTAGAAGCTAAAGGTCCTTGTTGGGATACGCACAAACAGGTTGGTATGAAGAAAAAAGGAAATAGAATGGTTCCAAACTGTGTACCTAAAGAAGACATGGCTTCTGCAACAACTACTGCATCCATACCAAATCCTGCTGTGACAGCAATGGGTAGAATGCCAACACATATCTACAGACGAAAAAAGGGAATGGAAATTAAAATGACTGATAATCGTTTTAATAAAAGGAAATCTCCTGTTTTGTTAGCAAGATTTAGAAAATATATGACAGATAACAGTGGCTAGACTATATCCTATATTATTATTGTTATGTGTGTTAAGTGGAGTTGGTTACTTAGTCTATCAATACTACGCATCTACTCAAGAGCGTATAGCAATCCTTACAGCAAATAACGCAAAGTTAGAGACAGCTCATAAACAAACTGTTGTTGAGTTTGAGCAGTATCGTGTTAACGTAAAAGAAGAGATAGATAAATTTAAGAAAGAACTTGAGAAACAACAAAAGTTAAACGACGAGTTAAATAATAACTTAAAAGAAGTAAAAGCTAATAATAAAGTAATAACGCAGTTGTTGGCAGAAAACGATATAATTAAGAATAGTCTTGCAGATCCACAAGCAACAGAGGATACTATAAATGAAGAAGTCGATCTATTTTTTGGCGCTATTGATTGCGCCTCTGATAGTAACTGCGTGCAGCCGCAGCAGTGAAAAAGAAATCATAACGGTACCAACTGTTGTTGAAACACCGAAGATAGAACTACCTCAGATCAGGATTGTATCTCGTCCTTCACCAATCAAGATGAAGAACTCAGATATTATCGTGGTGACTGAGGATAACTTAGAAGAAGTTATAAATAGAGTAAAAAATACACAAGGTGAATTTGTGTTATATGCTATGACTGCGCAAAGTTTCGAATCATTAGCGTTAAACTTTGAACAAATCAAACAGTTTATAGAAACACAAAATCAGATTATCCTTTACTATGAAAAAGCGGTGAAAAAAGAACCCGATAATATCATAGTAGAGGAGACACTAGAATGAGGAAATGGTTTGAACGATGCGAAAAAATAGATTTCGATGATGAATCTTTTTGCGGTTACTTTTTTGCCGAAGTATCAGCATTAGCATATTTAGACTGGGAACAGGCAAATCCACATATAAAAGCTTTAGGGTTTGATGATCATAAGTTTTTAGATGTTGATGGAGCTCAATGTCATATATTCTATGATGACAATGATATAGTTGTAGCTTTCAGAGGAACAGAACCAAAACAATGGTCTGATGTGAAAGCAGATTTACTAGCTTTGAAAAGAAAATCAAGTAGCGAAGGAAGAGTACATCTTGGTTTTTTAAGAGAAATCAATAAGCTATGGGATTATATTACAGACGAATTAGATGATAAACCTGATCATCAAATATGGGTTTGTGGACATAGTTTAGGTGGAGCTATGGCAACACTTTGTGCATATCGTCTAAGAGATTCTGTACCAATTTTATATACGTATGGATCTCCGAGAGTTGGAAGTTCAATGTTTGTAGATAGCTGTGATGTAGAACACCATCGTTATCGAAATAATAATGATATAGTTCCAACAGTACCGCTCTGGATGATGGGATTTAGACATCATGGAGAATTGCATTACATAAACTATTACGGAAATATTAGAGCACTGACATTCTGGCAAAAGTTTAAAGATTCTATACGAGGTAGATGTAAAGCTTTAACTAAATTTCAGCTCTTTGATGGTGTATACGACCATAATATTACAGAAGGCTATGCAGATAATTTAATGAAACATGTAAATTAAATGTTTACATTATCAACAAAATTTGGTATAATATACTAGTATGTGGGAAATGATAGAAAAAATGGCGTCTGATCGCCTTTGGATTTATACTGCTATTGTAGGATCATTATTTGGTGCTGCGTTCTTAGCATGGTTCCAAACAACAAGGATGGGTCTATGGGCTTATGATAAGTTTAATAATTTTTTGGACTATCTAGTTAAGAAGTTTAATTGGAAATGGTTAGAAAAACCATACAGCGATTGGAGAGACAAATATCCCCACATTACAAAGAAGATAGATAATTTAGAATTTAGAATACAACAACTTGAAAAGGCGAATAATAAAAATGGCAAAAATAGGTGAAGATATAAAAGAAGCCATGATATCACATGCAAAAGGTCATATCGATAAACATAAAATGAATGTAATGGTGTACTTTAGAAACGCTGCAGGTATCGGTGGTCAAAAGCATCCGGACATACTCGAAGCTATAGAACAAGAACTCGATGTTGTTGCTAGATACGATGACCAAATCGAGATGTTGAAAAAATATTTCTAAAAAATATATTTTTTTCGCACATAAGCTTCATCTAGTATATCATATATGTATACATATTAGATATCACCAATAGAAAATCAACCCATTATCGTAAGAGGTAACTAATGCCATCAGTTAGTCGTAACAATCATTTACCAACCCCATATCAAGAATTTATCCACCTGTCAAGGTACTCAAGATGGCTACCAGATAAAGGCAGAAGAGAAACTTGGAGCGAGACTATTGAAAGATATTTTAATTATTTTGAAGAGCATCTTATGGAGATGCATAAATGGAAATTAGATCCAAAATTAAGAACAAGATTAGAAGAAGCAGTATTAGATTGTCAAATCATGCCATCAATGAGATGTCTGATGACTGCAGGAGAAGCTCTTAAAAGAGAGAACATTGCAGGATATAACTGCTCATATGTAGCTGTTAACAGAGTACAAGCTTTCGACGAAATATTATATGTGTTGATGAATGGAACTGGTGTAGGTTTCTCAGTAGAACGACAAGAAGTATCACAGCTTCCAGTAGTTGCTGAAGAGTTCTTTGAAACAGACACAGTTATCCAAGTTGCAGATTCAAAGTTAGGTTGGGCTAAAGGTCTTAAAGAACTTGTAGCTATGTTATATTCAGGTCAAATCCCGCGTTGGGATTTATCTAAAGTAAGACCTGCAGGTGAACCATTAAAAACTTTCGGTGGAAGAGCTTCTGGGCCAGAACCGCTCGATAGTTTATTTAAGTTTGTAGTAGAAACAATGAGAAATGCACCTGGTAGAAAACTATCATCTATAGAGTGCCATGATATCGTGTGTAAGATTGCTGCAATTGTAGTTGTAGGTGGTGTAAGAAGATCAGCGTTGATATCGTTATCGAACTTATCAGATGATCGTATGAGACATGCAAAAGCTGGTCAGTGGTGGGAGCATAACGGTCAAAGAGCTCTCGCAAATAATTCGGCAGCCTATTCGGAAAAACCAGATATTGGCATTTTTATGGACGAATGGAAGTCGTTATACGATTCGAAATCGGGAGAAAGAGGAATATTTAATAGAGCTTCTGCAACAGAACAAGCAAAAAGAAACGGTAGAAGAAAAACAGAAGGATACGATTATGGTACCAATCCATGTTCAGAGATTATCCTAAGAGATAGAGAATTTTGTAACCTATCTGAAGTAGTCATCAGAGCGAATGACACAAAACAATCATTATTAGAAAAAGTAGAATTAGCAACCATACTCGGAACCATGCAATCTACACTCACAAACTTTAAATATGTATCAAAACATTGGAAGAATAATTGTGAAGAAGAAAGACTATTGGGTGTATCATTAACTGGTATTATGGATTCACCGCTAACAAGTCCAAAGAATAAAGATCTTGAAAATCTTTTAAAAGAACTTAAGCAAAAAGCAGTGGATACAAACTATGTACTTTCAAGAGAAATAGGTATTCCTGAATCTGCTGCTATCACATGCGTCAAGCCAAGCGGAACAGTGTCACAATTAACAGATGCTGCTTCAGGTATTCACGCAAGACATAATCCATATTATATCAGAACTGTACGTGGTGATAAGAAAGATCCACTTACAATGTATATGGAAACTGCAGGTTTTCCAATTGAAGATGATGTTATGAATCCAAATCATACAGCAGTATTTTCATTTCCTATGAAGGTTGATAAGAAAGCTATATTTAGAACAGATATGTCAGCTATAGAACAGCTCGAGCATTGGTTGATGTATCAAAAACATTGGTGCGAACATAAACCTTCAGTGACAATATCGGTTAAAGAATCTGAATGGATGGAAGTAGGTTCTTGGGTCTATAAGCATTTTGATTGGATGTCTGGTGTATCATTTCTTCCGTTTAGTGATCATACATATAGACAAGCACCATATCAAGATTGTAGCGAAGATCAATATAAAGATCTGTTAAATAAAATGCCAAAAGACATTGATTGGTCTCAACTCGCCCAATATGAAACTCAAGATATGACAATTGGCGCGCAAGAACTTGCCTGCACTGCAGGCGGTTGTGAAATATAAAAGAAGGAAAATAAATGACAAAATTTGACAACACATTGTTCGCATGGAAATGGAGAATAGTTGGAGCACTTATTGGTCTGATAATGGCCACTCCAATGTTTATCATGGCTGCTAAAGCTGATGATATTACCGTTGAAATGTTAAATAAACTTGGTAAAGAAAAAATGGTATACAGCGAAAGCATCTCTCGCATTGATGTAGGCGATACCATTACCTGGTTACCAAAATCAAAGGGTCACAATGTACAGTTCATTGCAGGACCAGATGGTTGGGATATTCCAAAGAAAAGTAAAAACAATGCAGAAGTCGCCATAACATTTGATGTTCCAGGTGTTTATTTGTACCAGTGCACACCTCATGCCACTATGGGTATGATTGCACTTGTTGTCGTAGGTGATGATACTTCTAATATTGATGCTATAAAGAAAATGAAAATGCGTGGCAAGAGTAAGAAGAAATTTAAGAAACTACTTAAAGAAATCTAATGAAAAAACTTACAGTGTACACTCGTAATGAACCTCCATGTGGTTATTGTCTTATGGCTAAAACATTGTTAGGACATCATGGCATTGACTATAATGAAGTAGTTATAGGACAAGATATTGATAGGGAAGAATTCCGCAATAAGTTCCCAAACATACGTACGGTTCCAGCAATATTTACTGAAGAGTACATTGGTGGTTATCAGCAGTTAGAAGAACGAATCGCGGAATTCACTAATGGATGAATATTTTATAGAATGTTTTGAGTGTGGAGAACACACAACAATAACTGCTGATTCTATTCCAGAATATTGTCCAATGTGCGGAAGAAGAAGTGAAGCCGAAAGTAAAATGCATGATGATGATTTAGGACACGATGACTACGACTGATATTTTTATGGAGTTTGATTCTTCTTGGCATAAAGAGTACAAGTCAGAAGAAGATTTTCAATGTTGGGATGCTTATCCACAATACAGATGGTTGTTTAATAAGCTTGAAGTTTCTATGAAACTCGGATATGAGTGTGGTCCGGCTGGTGTTCCTATAACAAAAGCTGGCAACTACATAATACGACCAACATATAATTTATATGGTATGGGAATAGGTGCTCATAAAAAATACTTAGATCCTGATAAACATGGTAGTGATATGATACATCACAGACATATTCCTCCTGGATATTTTTGGTGTGAATGGATTGATGGAATACATCATAGTATTGATTTTATGAAACAAGATGGCCAATGGGTTCCTTTTAGCGCAATGGTAGGTTATCATCATGGTGAAGACAATCTTGTAAAATTCAAACATTGGGAAGTAATAGAACCACAGTTTGAATTACCAGATTGGTTACATTCTATAGAAACTGAAAGATACTTAAACATTGAAAGCAAAGATGATAAGATTATAGAAGTACATTTAAGAAGCGGTAACGATCACATATGGGATCTTAACGTAGGTTCTAAAGTTTATCCAGTTTGGCAAGGCGATAATTACAAAGATCTAGAACATCTACAATTTGTAGGAAACATGCACTCAGAATCATTTAAATATCAGGCAGACGGACATTTATCTGATTTAAGATTAGGTTACTATATCGATAATGTATAAATAGCCTCAGGAGTATTACCATGATCTCATTTAGAAAATATTTAAAAGAATCTTATACAAACTGGAAAAACGAAGAGCCAGTAAAGTATTCACAACATTTAGAAAAAACTTTTGGTAAACCCGATGAGATGACAGATAGTCAGGTTATTTGGTATAGTAAAGATGGTTTTAAAAGGATAGTTATTAAGGACGAACATATCTTACATGCTTCACCATCTCCACACTATGATTTCATATATTGTTATATCGATTTGCAAGTACCAGAAGAAATGGCTACACCATTAGCGGAATCGAGTGGAAGTATTATGATTGATTTCTTGAAAGGTGAGGTCGGAGCGAGATGCGGATCAATAACGGCTAATGCTACAACACTAAATTATTGTTTAGATGTTGTATCTAAAAGAATTAAGCCTTCGAAAAAAGAATATGAAAAGAGAATACTTGGTATGAGGAAGATGTTTTCTACTGGTAAAAAATATGAATTGGATTGGTGGCCAGATAAGACTGCAGATGCAGATCCAAAGAATACATATTACAAATAAATGGAAATAATACTACTTAAAGTAATGGCTGATACTGTAGGCATAGAACTCATGATAGCTGCAGTGGCAACGGTGGTGGCCCTTAATATATAACTATATGGCATGGTTTTATGATGATAAATTATTCGAAGAAACTCCTGAAGATTATCAAGGCTTTGTTTATGAGATCGTTGATCTGTATAATAATAAGCGATATATTGGTAAGAAAAACTTTTGGAAACCCAAGATCCTCCCTAAAAATTCTAAAAGATCTCGTCGAGTACGTACTCGGGTTGAGTCAGATTGGAAAACATACTATAGCTCAAACAAAGAGCTGCAGCTCCTCGCAGAGGCAAATGACGAGTTATTCTTTGAAAGAATAATTTTAAGGTTATGTAAGACTAAAGGAGAGATGTCATACTACGAAGCAAAGCTTCAGTTTGATAATGATGTTTTATTGAGAGATGATTACTACAATGAGTTTATTGGGTGTAAGATACACTCAAAGCATATAAGAAGGAAATAATTATGGCAGTTAATCAATTAGATTTATTTGTATTTGAAGTATTAGATAAAGTTGCGGCAGCAAAGACTAAAGAAGAAAAGATAAAGTTATTAAGACAACACGAATCATGGGCTTTAAAGGATATTTTAAATGGAACATTTAATGAAGCCTTTAAGTGGAATCTACCTCCAGGTAAACCGCCTTATAGAGCATCAAGGCCTGAGAGCGCGCCTACAAATCTTCTAAGACAGAACGTTCAATTTAGATACTTCTTCGAAGGTGGACCTGGTGATAAGTTAAGTCCACCGAAAAGAGAAAGTCTTTTCATAGGATTATTAGAAGGCATACACCCAGATGACGCATTAGTTGTTCTTAATATG